GAGGCGCTCGATCAGGGGCAGAAGGTCAGGTTCGCGGGGATGAGTTAGGGATTCCGGCTTTCGGCTGCCGCTCGCCGCGAACGTTCGCGGACTAAAGGCGCTCCGGCAGCCTGGCGGGGTTCTCGTTTGGAGACGGTGCGCGCGTTAGTTATTTAGCGGGATAGGGTATCCGCCTTGGCTCGCCACACGTAACCGCCGGTTCGGCGACCGACGACGTCGGCATAGCGCCGAGCCACCCGCCGCGTTTCCGATCATCAGTTCGAGTTGCCGCTATGAATGCGCCGCCCGTCGCCGTCGCTCAGTGAAGGAAAAATAACGCACAGCGTGCTATGATTGCGGCGGTATTTTTTGACAAATCGCCACCGATTCGAGTATAAAGCATCACTGCCCGCTGATGCCCCATCGTCCGCGCGTCGCGGCAAGTCGAAGTGCGTGATGGCCTCTTTTTGAGTGCCGCCGCCGCGAAACTCGAAAAAGTAACCTGAGTTGTGACGCCGCCCGCGGGCGGCAGAACAGGTTTCGCATGAAACGAGTGAAAATCGGGTTCGAGGCGCCGGAGAGCTGGTTGAGCGGATTGACGCCCTGGCTGCTCGCGGATTGCTCTCTCGTGCTGACATCTGGCGCACGGCGGCCAAGCAGTACGTCGAGGCCCGCGAAACGAGGGCGGTGTCCCACACACATTAAAGCTCCATATCCGACGTGCGGGTGATCGATGCGTAACAGCAAAGGCCAATTTCAGTTAGGTCATAGCGGCGGTCGCCCGAAGGGCGCGCGCAACAGGCTTGCGGCTCAAGTCTTCGAAGATATTTTGCGCCATTGGTGCGAGCCGGCGGCACCAGGCAGCAAGCTGTGCAAAGGTGCAGAGGCACTGGAAACGCTCTACAAAGAAAAGCCCGGCGAATATCTCCGTCTTACCGCCAGCGTGCTACCGCGCGAGTTCATTTTCGAGAACGTCACGTCGGATCTGGACGACGAACAGATCGACGAGCTTCTCCTGGCGCTGCGTCAGCGCATGATCGAGGCGCGCACAGCACCGGCGCTGCTCGCATCGCCCGACGCTGATGGGGTTGGCAATGAGCCTGAACCTCGACATTGACAGCTTGCCGCCGGAGAAGGTCGAGGCCGCCATAACTCGACTTGAGGCGGTGAAGGCGCAGCGTGCGGCCGAGAACAAGCTTGCGCACTATCGCCCATATCCCAAGCAGGCCGCTTTTCATGAAGCCGGTGCCAAGCACCGTGAGCGCTTGTTCATGTGCGCAAACCGTTTCGGCAAAACCATGGGCGGCGCAGCCGAGTTGGCGTTTCACCTGACTGGCGATTATCCGGAATGATGGAACGGGAAGCGGTTCGAGGGGACGGTGCGGGCATGGGCCGCCGGCGTCACCGCAGAGACAACGCGCGACGTTTTGCAGGAGAAGCTGATAGGTCCGCCCTTTCGGGAAGCCGAATGGGGCACCGGCATGATTCCCAAGGCCGCCATTGCAGGAGTTGCCACATCCCGCGGTATCCCGGCCGCAATCGACACCGTCAGCGTCCAACACATCAGCGGCGGTCTCTCTTCGCTTCAGTTTAAAAGCTACGAGCGCGGTCGAGAGAAATGGCAGGGCGCTGCGCTGGAAGTTGTCTACTTCGACGAAGAGCCCGACGAACACATCTACAGCGAGGGGCTAACCCGCACCAATGAAACCGGAGGGATTGTATTCGTGTGCTTTACACCTCTGCTCGGAATGAGCACTGTCGTTGGGCGCTTCCTTTCGACTAGCAGCGCATCGCATCCTGACCGCGCCGTGGTAACTGCAACCATTGACGATGCGCCGCACTTCTCTGCAGCGGACAAGGCACGGATCGTGGCTTCCTATGCGCCGCATGAACTCGAAGCGCGCACCAAGGGCGTCCCGGTGCTCGGCAGCGGCCGCATTTTCCCGGTGAAAGAGGAAGCGCTCGCGATTGAGCATCGCGATTTCCCCAACCATTGGCCGCGCATCATCGGCTGCGACTTCGGATGGGATCACCCGTTCGCTGCCGTCGAGCTGGTTTGGGATCGCGACACCGATACCGTCTACGTGAGCAGGTGCTATCGCGTGCGCGAAGCGACGCCCGTCAGTCACGCTGCGGCGTTGAGACCTTGGGGCAAGACACCGATCGCGTGGCCGCGCGACGGCAGGCGCGAGACGCTGGAAGGTGCTGGCATTGCGCTCGCGAAACAGTATCAGGCGCAAGGCTTGGACATGCTGGCCACTCACGCCCAATTCGAGGACAAGAGCATCAGCGTCGAGGCCGGCATTGCCGACATGCTGATCCGCATGGAAACCGGGCGCTTCAAGGTGTTTCGGCACCTCACCGAGTGGTTCGATGAATTTCGGCTTTACCACCGCAAGGACGGGCGCGTACACAAGGAAGGCGACGATCTCATGAGCGCAACGCGTTACGCCGTGATGATGCTGCGCTATGCGCGCACGGACCTCAAGCCACGGCCGCGCTTGTTCCCACGCGGCCCGCGTAGCTGGCAGGCGGCATGAAAGGGAAGGGAGTAAAGCTTATGAGCTTCCTGTCTTGGGAGCGGCCGTTGGGATTCCAAAGCCCGCAGGTTGCTGCGATGGCTGAGGCCCTGCGAGCCATTCCGGCGTTACCCCTGTATAGTTTCCGCCTACCAGCGCAAGGACAACTTGGTCCACTGCCATCTTGTCCCCAATGCCAAGCGAAAAATAGGCACGTCCGAACATCTCGCGTGAAGCGGTCTGCAAGTTCAAAACGTGCATCTCGGCAACGATTGCGCGCATGAGATTTACGGCAAAAGTTTCATCTGCCATTGGCTTCCTCCACCAGACAACTCATAATGATTATAGGCCGCCGCCAACTCTTGGCGAACGCGGCCATCGCCGCCTCGCCCCCCAGCAAGGCGAGCATCGCGACCGCGGCGTTGGCGCAGGAGGTGCTCATGACGCCACGCTGTGTAGATCGCACCCCAAGCGATGACGGCGGCAACGAAAGTGGCGAGGGCGATCAGGCCACGTCCGCTCGTCGTTGAAATTCGTGATTATTGGCTCGCTACGTCAGGACGCTCTGCGCATTCGTCATTTGCCCAAAAAGGCAGCGGCGAGACGCTCGGCATCCAATGTTCCTGCTTAACGGCAGATGCCGCAGGCCAAGTCGTCGGCTCGATCGTAATTTCTCCGTTCTTCCTGAGCATCGCCTCGACCTTATTCCTTCCGAATACGTCACCAAGGACGACATGATAGGTGGGTGTGGCGACGTTGGCGAATAGCCTGATCTCCGCCACGAGCATCAGCCGCTCGGGGGTGCCGAAGCCGAGGGTGCTGAGCCGATATCCGACCGTTTCCGGCTCTGCGATTTCGAACGTGCCGCCGACCACGTAGGATGGGTTCCTCCGGTGGCCCATTATGTATGGCAGGCAGATGGGCCGAAAATCTCCGGGATCGAGCATGGTGAGCAAGTTACAATAGCCGATCTTCGCCAGCAGGCGCGCGAAGCTCTGCGGCATGTGACGAAATCTTGCGGTGAGCGGCACCCCGAGTTTTTGCTCGAAGGCCTTGGCCTTAACGTCGTCCGTTATCGCCACGAATTGCCACCCATTCGACACATCCACGGTGTCCGGCAGCCCCTCCAACAATCCCGCACGTCCCATCTTGTAGAACACCATCGGTGCCGGATACTCCGCATACGGAATCTTAACCGGCCGCGCAGGATTCGCCGGATCGGCGAGGATGATGTGGGTCTTGCGTTGTCCCTTCCTTCGGCTCGGCACATTATAGCTGCTGCGCGCATCACCCCACATGTCGCGCGCCACGTCCCGCTCGAACTTGGTCGTGATATCGGCGCAGGACCGGCAGCTCGCACCTTCGAGGATGTGCTGTCCACCTAGGGATAAGGGAATAACATGCTCATCGCTCAGAGCGACACCGCGCCTCCCGCAATAGATGCAAGCGTCCCGTGATGCGATCCTGGTATGGCCGTGCGACATCCAAATCACTCTGCCGCATGAATCATATCATGCCTATCGAGAGTCAGACGGACTAACTTGGTGGGCGAGCAGAGCCATCGCGCTGTGGCGCGCCAAGCCGCGATGGCCGCGTTGGGCACGCCTTTGCTTAACGGTCCATTTCAGCCACAATCCGCCAGAGCCCTAGCAAGCACTCTGGCTCGGTGTTGACGCTACTCGAAAATCGAAAGAGGCGCCTCGCGTGTGAAAGTGGACAAGACATGTCCGACAATGAGGGCGCCAGCGAACAAGACGAGCGCTATTACGTCGATCACCCAAGCTCCGCGTCTCCAAGCTTGCCCGTCCTTCGGGTCAATTTCGAGTCTCGTCTCCGAAAGATGGATGTTCAGTGCCCACATGTATACGACCCCGATTATCCCCACGACAGCGGCGCCAATTATTCCCAACGATCTCTGCCAGCTGCAAAGTGGTTTGAGTAAGTGTCCAACTCCGAGGATCGCGCCAAGAAGCGTCATGATGGCAATCGCCACTGCGAATTGCTGGGTCTTTATGAACCTGATTTCCAAGTCGAGCCGGGCTCGATTGGCAATTTGGTTGGCAATTTGACGTTCATCGCGCGCAACCCTCTCTGCCCGCCTAGCAGCCTCTTCGTCTTTGGTTCTTTGCTTTGCCATCGTGATTCGCCCCACCTCGCGCGCCCGGCAGCAATGGGATGGCCGCTTTTGGCCATCACTTCATAGCCGCCAGAACGTCGCTTCCGCGACCTCAAAATCTTCGACCCCGGCGACGTGGTCGATGATGTTTTCGCGGCATCGTCCCAGGTATCAATTCGGTGCGCGAAATGCGTCCGGGTTTTCATTGTATACTGGACCTTCGATTCGTTTGCTGAAGAGGGAACGGCGATGTCGCCCACATACTTCGAAGTAGAGCGGGCTCGACTTAACCGCGAAGTGTACGACGCCAATCGGGCTGGCGACCTGCCTCGATTGCAAGAGGTGCTTCAGGGATTGACGGTTCTGTTCCGAGCCTACTATGGCGCGGCGAGCTAATGTTTGATTTCTGAAGCCTTCGCCACGTCGAGCTTGGCATCCATGAACAGGGCGAGTTCAAGCGCCCTGCTAACGGTCAGCACATCCTCTTTCGCGAGGATCAACTTGCAGGCCCGCTGCCAGTGTGTACGGAGCTCCCGCTTCTTGCCCATATTGGTCATGTAACTGCACGCCTCATCAATGGTGTGCAGCGTGCCGCCGTCTTTGGTTGGCAGCGGGCGGTCTAGATTTTGGGAGAGGTACTCAGGACGCAACAACATGGCCTGAAAGATAGGGCGGTAGCGACAAAACGCGAGTCCGAAATCAAGCAACAAAAATCAGCCAGCAACGGTGCGGGGCCTTTCGGCCCCGCGGTTGGCGCTCACGTCAATTCCAAGAAAGTCTAGCCCCCTCTGTATGGCTTACACAAGCCGTCCTGGACGGTGAAGTTCGGCGGGCAGTTGTTCCACGTCTTAAATGCCGGGTTCGGCGGTGCGTATCGCGCCCCTTCTCGGCCGCCGGGACCAAGCCGCAATTGCGGTCCGCGATCGACCGGTGGCCCGTAGTCACCTCGGTACTGTGGTGGCCCGTAGTCGCGCCGGTACATAGGTGCGTCCATCGGCACGCAACGTCGTCCGTTGTAATACCAGCCACGTCCGCAGCCATCTTCGGCTTCGGCGACCGTGGAGATAGCGGTCAATGCAGCGATCCCGACAACCAGTGCAGTGATGCGGCTCATCTGTTTGCCCTCATGTGTGCTTCCTTGTGGTTCCATCATAAGGCTTGCGTTGCGCCGCATTTATGGCAGCAGTGAAATCCGAGGGAACCCCCCTCATCGGGAACTCAGAGGCGAGGCCCTTGCCTGAATTATGTGAGCGAGGCAAGCGGCGGCAAGCGCGGTCAGCACGTCGTCGGTATCGTGCAGGCGCCTTAGGATCGAGACCAGGAGATCGTGAGGGTGACGCTCGGTCATGGGCAGCCCCAAAGTAAAATCGCCGCGAAGGCGATTCCGACTCGATCCGATCGAGTTGTTCGACGAGAAGCTTGCAGGCAACACCAATTGCTCGCAAAACGTCGCTGCAATCCATGAAGCTTGCGCAGCGCTGAGGTCATTACCTCGTCAGTCATAGCGGTGCTCCATAGCTGAGCACCTACCACTCGCCGCGGGAATCCCTCCAGGAGCCAATAGGAAGGCCAACGGCGCGATTTGGCGAACTGTGCCGATTGTTGCCCGAAATGTTGCCCCGAACCGCCCGCTGCCCGCCTATCGGCGCAGAACCCCCTGATTTATTTGGCTCCCCGGGCCGGATTCGAACCAGCGACCAACCGGTTAACAGCCGGTTGCTCTACCGCTGAGCTACCGGGGAACGCACTCGCGACCGCCGCTTCTAACAAACGCGGTAGCCGCTTGCAA